TTTACGGTCATCGCGAATATGCCGCTAAGGCGTGCCCGTCATTTGATCCGCAGCAATTCCGGCGCGAGCTCATGCAGTACGATGAGATCGCGCAGCCCGCGCAGGATATGCGTGTAGACGACTTGCCGATGCTGGATCTGCGCGGTACAGACGCAGAGCGCGCGGCAGTCACCATGCAACAACATCTCGGCGTCGTTAGTGACGCTATCATTGGCCCCGATACATGGGGCGCCATTCTTGAGCAACTGGGCTCGCCCGAGTGCGGCCATTAAGCGGAGGTGGTAGCAATGATGGACAGCATGAAGTTGTGGCTAATTCAGCAGCTGATTGCAACGATCGTGATCAAGCTCGACGAAGACACTTTGCGCCAGGCGGCGAACGGCTTGATTGAGGCGGCCGAATCAGCAATTCATCGCAGCGAAAACAAGCTGGACGACAACTTGCTGCCGCTGCTGGAGCAGCTGGACAAGGCATTCGGCGATCCGAGCGACTGATGACGACAATCCGCAACTGCTGCCGCTGCTGGAGCAGCTGGACAAGGCATTCGGCGATCCGAGCGACTGATGACGACAATCCGCAACATCAGCGAAGTGGAGCGTACCCGCGGCCAGATGCTGCGGGTAGGGCCGGTGGTGGAAGTGGATAAAAACAATTGCCGGTTCCGTGTGTTGATCGAGGATAAGCCGACGAAGCCGATACCGCTGCTGAACATTCGCGGCGGCGAGGATCGCGCCTATTGGGTGCCGGTGAAAGATGAGCAGGTGATGGTGTTTTGCCCAGATGGCGAGCCCAGTAACGGCGTCATCCTTGGTGGTGTGTACCGGGACAAATATCCGCAGCCGCGGGACTGGGATGAGCATGCGACCGTCTATCGCGACTCAACCGTGATGCAATACAACCCGCATACCGGCGTATTCCATATTGAGCTACCTCAAAGTATTTGGCCGGGCACCGAAGCGCCGCCGTATGAACAAAAAGGCCCAATGCTCGTGTTTACAGCGCCGAAAATACTTTTTCGTGGCACTGTTCTTTGCCGCGAATATCCTGGCGACACGGAAAACCCAGAGGGTAATTCAGATAGACGCGCGTTTAGCGGAGACTATCTTGTGGAAAAAGACCGCGCGATCGAGCCGGATTTTTATGGATCTTCGCCGTGCAAATAAAATGAGCGGAGTCACCACAGATGGCCGACTGTCGCAAGACGAAGTTGAGCACATTCGTCAGTCGGTCCAGGATATTTTGCTGACGCTGCCGGGCGAGAGGATTATGCGTCGCGATTATGGATCGTGGCTGCGTGCGCTGGTTGATGCGCCGCTTGATCCAATCACAATCATGGATATTCGCGCCGCATCAATCGGCGCAATCTCCCGCTGGGAGCCGCGCATACTCGTTGAAGAGGTGGAGCCTGTCGAGGTCGACGCTTCCGGGCAAGTGACGTTTGCGATTGCTGCGCGCCATCGCCGCACCGGGCGCGCTATTTCGTTCGCCGGCTTGAGGTTTCAACGGTGAGCAGCGCGCTGATTGATTTTTCCCGAATGGGACTGCCGGACGCAATTGAGCGGCTGGACTATGAGGCGCAGTTGGCAGCCGCAAAGGCAAAGCTCATTGAGATTCTGCCCGAATGGGATGTTGCAGACATTGAGGCCGATCCCGCGAACAAGGTCATGGAGGTTGCTGCCTACCTGGACTTGCTGTTGCGCGGCCGCGTGAATGACGGAATTCGCGCAACGCTACTCGCGTATGCTCAAGACTCTGACTTAGACCACCTTGCGGCAAATGTCGGCGTCACGAGGCTCAGCGGAGAAACTAACTCGGCGCTACGGCTGCGAACGCAGCAGGCCTGGTGGAGTACCGCAAGCGCAGGGCCGGCCGGCGCTTATCGATGGCACGCTATGTCAGCAAGCCCTGATGTCGTGGATGTGGGCGTGCACAAGCCGCAGCCTGGGCATGTGCATGTCGTCGTACTCGCAAAAGAGTGGGTAAATCCAGACCATGTCAGCGAAGAGCGACTGGCATTGGGCGCCGACTTATGGCCTGGCGAGTCACGAGATATAGGTGTAGACGTCGTCCCTGTGCCGGTAGGCGATGACGGGTTGATCATTGACACCGTGAGAGCCGCGCTAAGCCAAGATGACGTGATGCCGCTGACGGATACGATTAGCGTGCTCGCCGTCGATATTCAGCCGGTGCCGATCGTTGCCGAACTGACGCTGTATCCAGGGCCTGATGCCGAGTTGTTGTTGTCCGACGCAGCGGCGGCGTTGGATGAATACCTGGCGAGCGTGCACAAAGTCGGATACGACTTAACCCGCGCCGGGATTGTGGCCGCGCTCGTTGTTCCTGGCGTGCAAAACGTGCACATTAGCAGTCCAGCAGATGATGTTGTTGTTGGCCCCTATGGAATGACGGTTTCGCCGGATATTACGCTGACGATCGCGGAGGGCAGGGATGTCTAGCGACAGCTATACACCGCTGCTACCTGCCAATCAATCGGCGCTCGAAGGCGCGCTGGTTCATGCGCTAGCCAATAGCGAGACAGCACGCACCGAGGCGGCTGTGGACCTATTGCAGACGCTACAGCGGCCGATGGATATCCCATCGCGATATCTGCCGTGGCTCGCATGGGATCGCGACGTGGCGATATGGCCAGACTGGATGGACGAGTCGACGAAGCGCGCATTGGTGCGCGATAGCCGCGTGTTGCACCGTCGCGCCGGGACAGTCGCAGGATTGCGCGCATTGGCACGCTACGCTAGTGGGTCGCTGCTGCGCGTGGACACGCCGCGCACGCGCACGTTCTGCGGGCAATCACTCACGTTGGAAGAGCGCGAGGCGTTTCTTGCGCGGTATCCGCAACTGCGCATGTACCGCTACCGCAATAACGGCATTCGCCGCGGCGCCATGTTCCACAAGCTCTATTGCGGCGCCGGCGGCGAAGCCGATTCGCGAGCTGCCGACATCCCGCTCGACAACGGCGCGAAACAGCGATTCGGCGAGCGCGCATGGCTTTTTGAGCCTCGCAACGGCAGTGAGCAGCAGATGGTGACGTGGTCTGAACTGATCACGGACGTAGAGCGCACAAGCCGCACCGTGCGGCGCGTTGCTGTTCCCGGCGTTGCCGGGCGCGTGTCGTTTGTCGGTCGTACAATGCCATCGTATACGGTGGTATCCAATGCGGCCACGCGCATCTATTCGATGCACGTCGATGACAGTTATGTAGAGCCGACTGTTACACTGCGAAGAAAGGTCATCAATCCGGGGCTCGACCCGATTACCCCAGCTTGGCGCGGGCTAGCGATAGCCGGCGTTCGCCGCGGATGGCACTGTGGACAATGGGTAGGCATGCACAGCGTCGATAGCACCGCTGGCGATAGACTTGGCCGTTATCAACCGCTGTTCGATCCAGGCCGGACCATCACAGCCCGAGGCGCGGTGCTTTTTGTCGGTCCGCAAAGACTGCGCTTCCCGCCATTCACAGCAGAGATAAAATGCAAACTTCGCGGTAGACGGCCGCATCAGGCAGTAAGTCGGTTTGTACGCGGATACTGTGCGTCAATGCCGAAAACGAGGCTGCGCACGTTGCAAAAAGCACTATCGGCAGGTATTGCTGTGCGGGATCAGTCGTTACTCAATACGCGAGCTAGTCGGCCGATAACCGCGAAGCAAACACTACTGGCTGGCGCAGTTGTCGCCGGGTCATTTTCTATCTAGGTATCATCATGCAAAAGCAAATCATATTTCGTGATCGCCAAGAGTTCCAGCCAGCCGATCCCAACAACCTGCAAGACTACGCTGCCAAGACTTTCGGCGACTTGGTTGGCGACGCTGTTGCCGATGAGCCTAAATACGCAGGATTCGACGTTGCAGAAAAGACGGCAACCGAGGTGACTGTCTCGGCCGGTCGCTATTACAACGACGGAGTCATTTACGCGACAGACGATGCGACGGACAAAAGCCTTTTTTCCGCATTGCCGCTGGCCACGAAAAAGGTAGTTGCAATTACCGTCTGGGGCGACACCAACGACACAAATGTGGAGCCGCGAGACTTTTTGGTCGATCTCACCAGCGGCGAGACTGAGCCGCAAGCTGTCGCAATGACGCGATGGCGTCAAGCCGTTGTCGACTATGTTGCCGGCCTTGAATCGGCATCTCCGCAGCCGCCGGACGTAACCGGAAGTCAGACCGTCGTCGCGCTGGTGACGCTGACGACGACAGGCATCGAATCAATCGAGATGCAGACCGCTCATCGATTGCCGCAATCACAGCGTATCGACACACGATTGGCATCAGTCGAGCTATGGAAACTGCAAGCAGAGCCTCGTATAAGCTCGATCGCCTCGGACCTCGCTGCGCTCGCAGAAAAAAGCACGGCGCTCGCGTCGCATGAGACCATCATCAACATGGCGGCCGACTTGGCTAATCTCCGCCAAGAGCTTAACTTGCCCGATGGCGTTATCAACTGGGATAGCGACCATTTTATTGATGACTCAAAATCAGACAATACCGGCGCAGGATATACGTGCATCACCGATGCGGGCTTGCGCCCAGGCCACGCGGGGTCAAGCGTGGCGCCGCTTGCGCTGCTTTCCCCGAATGACCCAAGCGTAAGCAAAAGCGCGAATAACCTCGTGCTGCCGCTTTACACGCATGAGCGCAGGCTGCAAACCGTGGGCTATGCGGGGTCTGTGCCCATCAACCAGTATCCGGCATTCGCGTGGAGCTGGTATGGCTATGGCTGGTATCCCTGGCGCTACCATTGGGGCTGGGCGTGGCCTTATTCCTACTGGTATTGGAATACGATCTACTACGGCTATTATGCGCGCACGCTGGGCGTTGATTACCGCCGCGGCCGCGTGTTGGTGCAGTATTTCGACCCGGTCCGACGCTACTGGTATCGCCGTTGGACGTATCTGTACGAGCTAGGTAACACGCCTTCGACGCAGACCGGATCGATGTTGGCGCAAACCTTCCTTAACAGCAACGCAATGTGGCTGACTAAAGTCGGTCTACACTTCACAGCGGTGCAGGCCGGGCATGATGTCACGGTATTGATTACCGAGTGCGAATCCGGAAAGCCGGATCTCACGAAGGTGTTAACCAGTACGACCCTCACAGCAGAGGGCATCGCCAGTGCAAGTGGTGGCGAAACGCAAGTCTCGCTAGAGCCGACGTTTCTTGAAGCAGGCCAGCGCTACGCTGTTGTACTAGTGAGTGCGGGAGCGCATTCAGTCGCTATTGTTGATGGCGGCAATTACACGCAAGGCACGCTGTTCTTCGGCAGATAGCGCTGAGCACACGATTACGATCACGCTCGAAAACGGCGGGACCACGTACTCGGCAGATAGCGTGACCACAAAAGACGAGGCCGGCGGTACGCGCATGAGTGCCTCTTTCACGCCGGAGGACGGTGTAGGCATCTCCGCGTATCAGATCAAGATTGCGGCCACACTGTCGGGCACGGTGCGTCCCTTCACGGTCATTGAGCGGACTGACGTTGCTGTGTAATGGCTATCAAATTCGACAGATATCGGTTTGTCGACGGGCGCACGCCGCTTAGCGCGGATGTGTTCAACTCCGTTTTTCGCGATTTGGACCTTCGCGCTGGGGCGCTGGAGGACAAGGTTATTGATTGGGATGCCGCGGTTCGCGTGCTGACCGACCAAGGGCTTGAGCGTATCGACAACGTCCTTGGCCCGATACTGCAACAGGTGCAGGACCAGGCTGATACGTTTGCTGCTGACGGGTTGCAGCAGATTGATGACTCAATTTCGCCGGTTTTGGCGGATGCGCAATCTACGCTAACGCAACTACAGCAGGACGCTAATACAGCAGCTCAGGTTGTTGCCACTCTAGACCCATACCCGTCTGTCGCTATCACGTATGACGGTGAGGGTCGCGTTGATACCGTGACGGCAACATATACCGATGAAACGCAGGAGGTGCAGACAATGACCTATGATGTTGACGGCAAGCTGACAACCGTCACGTCGGTACTCAACGGCCAGACGCAAACGCTCACGATCTCATATGACGCGAGCGGGCTTGTCACCGGCCTGGTGACGGAGCTGACAAGCTAATGGACCTGAGTGCCGCATTCCTTGGCCTGCTTCAGCGCAGCCTGAACACGATGGAGTCGCTGATTGC